GCCATGTCAGCGCCCACAAGCCCGGTGCGTCACAGCCCGAGGCGGCGCTCGCCGACAAGCGCGCCGAGGACAAGGAGTAACGCCAGATGTCACGCCTGATCCGCAATACCGCCATCCTGGCGAAAAAGGAAACGACCTACGGGACGGACGCGGTTCCGGACGGGGGCGCGAACGCCATCCTGATCAGCAACGTCAGCATTAACATGCTGGTGGCCCAGAACGTCGACCGCGACATCATCCGCGGCTACCTGGGCGCGTCCGAGCAGCTCATCGGCACCAGCTACGTCGAGATGAGCTTCGACGTTGAGCTGCAGAGCTCCGGGAGCATGACGGCGCCGACGATCCCCGCATGGGGGCCGCTCGTGCGCGCTTGCGGATTTGCCGAGGTGGGCACGGCAAACATTCGCGTCGAGTACACGCCCGTCTCGACCGGGTTCGATTCGGTCACCATTTACTACTACCTCGACGGCGTGCTGCGCAAGGCGCTGGGCTGCCGAGGCACGTTCACCGTGAATGCCGAAGTGGGCGCGCGCCCGATCATGTCCTTTACCTTCAAGGGCGTGGACGGCGGCGTCACGTCGGCCGCGATCCCCGCGCAGACGCTGACCGCATGGAAGGTGCCCAAGGTCGTCACCGACCCGAACACCGGCGACGTGACCCTTGGCGGCACCTACACCGCTGCCACGCCGGCCATTACCGGCGGGACGGTGTATCCCTCGCGCGGCATCCGGTTCGACGTGGGCAACCAGGTTGAATTCATCCCGTTGCTGGGCGGCCAGAGCGTCGAAATCGTCAATCGTGCGATGTCGGCGAGCTTTGCGCTTGACCTCACGGCCGCACAGGAAGTGACGTTCGATGCCTCGGTGAAGGCCAACACGCTGCAGTCGGTCGGGCTGCTGCACGGCACCGGCACAGGCAATCGCATCCTGATGTTCGCGCCGGCGGTGCAGCTCATCAACCCTGCGTATCAGGATATGAGCGGCTTCGCGCTGGTCGGCTTCGACGCCCGCGTGACGCCCGTTTCCGGTAACGACGAGTTCCGCCTCGTGGCGGCGTAAGGAGACGGCATGTTCAAGCTGCAACCCAACCCGACCTTCAAGGCCCGCGTCGCGCTCTCCATCCCCGGCGAGGCGGCGCCGGCCTCGATCGAGGTCGAGTTCCGGCACCTCTCCAAGAGCGCCATGCGCGACTACTTCGCCACCCTGGCCGACCGGACGGATGCGGACGCCCTCGGGGAGATCGTGGTCGGCTGGAGTGGGGTGGATGCTCCGTTCGATCGTGGCGCGCTGGCCACGCTGATCGACAACTACCCTGCTGCGGCCGGCGAGCTGTTCGAGGCGTTCCGCCGCGAGGCCATCGAGGGTCGTAGAAAAAACTGATCGCGATCGCGCGGGCGATGGCAAGCCCGCGCGAGGATCGCGAGGAGGTTGATAAGGCCCTAGCCGCGTTCGGTCTGGTTGCTGAGGGCAGGCCGGATCCTGAGCCGGTGGAGATGTGGCCCGAGAACGAATTGCCGACCGCCATCTTTGGCGCGATGCAAACACAGTGGCGCTACGGAATGCGCGGCGCGACCGGGCTGGATTACGCGGCCCTGCCGGCGGTGATGGATCTGGCCGGCGTGAAGAAAAAGCATCGGGCGGACGTGTTCGGCTCGGTGCAGGCGATGGAGCGGGAAGTGCTGCGGCTGTGGGCTGAGCGGCGAGACAAGCAAGGACCAAACTGATGCAGACGCCTGACGTTCGAGTAAAGCTCACCGCCGACACCTCCGGGCTGCAGGCTGGCGTCGCGCAGGCGAACAAGAGCCTGGCCGGGCTTTCTCAAGCGCAGACCGCTGCAGCAGCTTCGGGCACGAAGCTCGGCGGCGGGATGCAGAGTCTCAGCTACCAGCTGCAGGACTTCGTGGTGCAGGTCAATGGCGGCGTGTCCGCCACGACTGCGCTATCGATGCAGCTCCCGCAACTGCTCGGCGGATTCGGCGCGCTCGGCGCAGGGCTGGGCGTCGTGGTCGCGCTGCTGCCGAACCTCGTGTCGGCGCTCTCGGACAGCGAGGGCGGCGCGACCAGCCTGAAGGACGCCATGTCCGGGCTCGACGGCGCCATCGGCGAGGTCGGGCGGGCCGTGCAGACCTTCGACATGGAGGGGCTGTTCGAGCAGTTCAACGCATCGACTAAGGTGGCACAGGCCGCCACGATCGAGCAACTGAAGTTCCAGCAGGCGTTCATTGAGACGCAGCGGCTGACGTCTGGCAAGGCGCTCGGCGAGTCGCTCTCTGGGCTGGGCGAGTACGGATTTGTCGACAGGATGATCGGCCGATCCGGGGCTGAAAAGCTATCCGGTCAGCTCGGCATCCCGGAAGACGTGGCCGCGCGACTGCTGCCGACCATCAAGGGGCTCCGTGACGGGACCGAGGACGTTTCCGTCGCGTTCGAGCGATTCGGCGTCGCGCTGCTTGGCGGCAACGCCGATGCAGTCGCGCTGGCGAAGACCCTCTCCGACCTGACAAAGGGCGAAAAAGACTCCTACGCGGCCTCCTCCGCGCTTTCCGACGCCCTCGCCCGCATGGCGAAGGGCCATGTCGTCACCAAGAAGGAGATGGAGTCGGCAGAGAAGGCCGCGCGCAAGCTCAAGGACTCGAAGAAAGAAGCCGCCGACGAGATGGAGCGATTCCTCCTCGCGCTCGACGCCAAGGAGCTTGAGAAGGCGACCAAGCTCGAAGCCGAGTACGCGAAGAACGTGTCCGCCGCGCTGGCGCCGCTCGAGGCGCGCGCAGCCGTGGCCGAGGCCGAACTTGAGAACTACGGTCTCGCCGTCTCGCAGATCGAACGCGCCATCATCGCCCGAATCGAAGAGGCGCGCGCCATCGCGGCGCAGAACGGGGCTTCTGCCGACCACCTGAACTTTCTTGACCGCGAGATCGAGGCGCGCAAGCGCATCGCCGAAGCGTCGGGCTCGCTCGAGGCGCGCCGCGCGAACAAGGAGGCGGCCGAGGACGCCGCGCGAGAGTGGGAGCGAACCGCGCAGGAGATCGAGGGGGCGATCTACGACGCGATCGTCGGCGGCGGGCAGGATGCGCGCGACGTGCTGGAGCGCACGTTCAAGGCGCTGGTGCTGCGGCCGATCATTCAGGCGATCGTGGTGCAGCCGATCGCGGGGCAGATCACCGGCTCGATGGGCTTCGGCGGCAGCGGTGGCGCCAGCTCGGGCGGGGGTGGATTCAACATTCCAGGGCTGGGCAACGTCGGCTTGCTGTCGTCGGGCGTGCAGATGCTGGGCGGCGCGCTGGGCTCGACCGCGATCAGCTCGTTTGGCGCCGGGCTGGGGATGACCGGCGCGCAGGTGTCGGGCCTCGCGGGCGCGGGGCTGGTCAACGGCGGCGCGGCTGGCCTGGGCTCGATGGTGGGTGCTGCGCTGCCGTGGGTCGGCGCAGGCCTCGCGCTGGCGAGCGTGTTCGGTCTCTTCGACAAGAAGCCGAGCGACAAGAGCGCATGGGCCACTGCCAACCCGATGACGGGGGCGATGGTGGATGTTGGATCGATGACCGGGAAGAAAGACCCCGGCCAGGAAGCGCGCGACGCCACGGCGCAGCTTGCGCAGTACCTGTCGGCGTTCGCCAAGGATGCGGGCATCAACCGCAACCTGACGGTGATGACCGGTGCGCGGGATGGCTTCCGCGTCGATCTGGAAGGCGGGCTGCGCTCGCCGACCGCGCCGCGGGGCAATGGCGGGTACGGCTACAACTTCGGGGCGGTGGGCGAAGAGGCGATGCAGCGCATCCTCAGCGACCTCGTGGACGAAGGCACGCTCCCACAGGAAACGATCGACACCTGGCGGCAGATGCGCACGGACGCGCAGGGCGCGGCGCGCGATGCGCAGGAGCAGATCGACGTGCTCGACCTGCTGACGCGGGGCATCAACCAGGCGGAGATCGAGCGGGCGAACACGATGCAGCAGGCCGGCGAGACGCTGGCGGCGGCGTATGCGCGGATGGTGGAGGTTGAGAACAGCATTCGGGCGGCGATCTCGCAGACCTTCGACACGCCGGCTGAGCAGCTTGCCGCGGCTTTCGAGGCGATGAACACGGCGATTCCGCAGACGCTGGAGCAGTACGAGGCGCTGGTGCGGGCGCAGGATCTGACGACGGAGGCGGGGCGGAACCAGGCGGTGGCGCTGCTGAACGCGAAGGGGGCGTGGGATGTGGTGCAGCGCGAGCAGGAGGCGGCAGCGGAGGCCGCGCGGCGCGCTGCGGAGGAGGCGCGGCGGGCCTGGGAGGCGTTGCAGAACGATCTGTCGGCGTTCCGGGTGGAGCTGACGGCGGGGGCGCTGGCCGGGTTGAGCCCGGAGGCGGCGTATGCGGCGGCGCAGACGCAGTTTGCCGACACGTCGCGCCTGGC